AGTATTGGAAATTACTATCCAGCCAAAAAATTTACTTGGAGTGAAGTAGAAGATGAAATTTATGGCGAAGGTACAACTTATTTACCGCTAACCAGCTATAACGATAAAAATATGCAAAACGCTATGCGAAAAGCACATGAAGACGCTTTTGGAGGATTTTCAAATGTTAGATAAAAAAACCTTGCGATACGAAAAGTTGTTTAGTGAAAATTATAAAAAATTGCCCAAGAAATTGAAGAAAATTTTAGACAATAGAATATCATTTCATAACGGTATAAAAAATAGTGAGTTCCGAAACACTTCCCAAAAGGCTCTGCCAAAATCGTGGAGACCGTGGAGTATATTTGAGGTTTTATTAACAGGCGTAACGCATGATGGTTTACAACTGCAACTTGATAAACTTTTAATTGAATGGAAGGCAAGTGGGTTGGTAAAAAATTTGTTAAGTGGTATTTTATGGAATAAACTTGATGAAGTTTTAATTGATAAAATAGAATCCGAATTTATTGCAATTGCAGAATTTGGTATCAATTATGCCAAAGAATTGGTGGAAGATAGCATTGTCGGCATTAATTGGGACTTAGTAAATAAAAATGTCGGTTTGTGGGCATCGCAACACGCCGCTGAGCAAGTTGCGAAAATTAATGACGTTACCCGTGAAGCCTTGCGCAAAACAATTGCGGAATGGAGTAAAGAAGGCGAAGGACAAAGCGAGTTAGTTGAGAGAATTATTAATCTTAAGGATGCTGCAGGAAATTTATGCTTCGATGAACAGCGAGCTGAGCGTATAGCAACAACTGAGGCAACTACTATATTCGCAGAAGCTAATTCGGCAGCGTGGGCAAAGTTGGGATACCCAAAAGCAGTATTTAAGCCGATAGCTCACATTAAATGTCGGTGTTATTTGCAACCTCTCAAGGAAGGAGATACAAAAAGTGTTGTGTGGTATACGGCGCATGACGAAAGGGTGTGTAGAAAGTTAATAGATACCGAGACGAGGCTAGGCAAGGTTAAGGGATGCAGAGAGCTGCATGGAATGATTGTTGGTAGTACGGATGCAACTTTATTAGGTACGCATAATTTTCACTTTGGGAAATTGGAAGACGAAGAAGATGTAAAAGCAGAGAAAGGCGGGAAAGGTTCAGGAAACTTCGGACATTCTGGTCGTATTGGCAAAGTGGGTGGTAGCGCGGAAAACAATATATCGTTAAGGAACAAATTAAAATATCAAAAAATTATAAATAAAGTTCCAAAAGGTAGAAATAAATATATTGGTGAATTGGAAGATGGTACAAAGGTGTTGATGAAAACAACATCATATAATGAGCCAAGTGCTGTCAAGAATGAAGTTGCAGCTAAAAAAACTGCTGATTTATTTGGTATTGAAACACCTGATGTTGTAGCTTTAGACAATGAAGTTTCTGTGCAAATTTTACTTGATGGCGAAACTGTTGGAGATACTATGTATCGTCATCGAGAGTACAATAAAGATGGCATAGAAAAAATAATGATATTTGATGCAATTATAGGGAATAATGATAGACATTCAGACAATATTATTATTGTAAACAATAAATTAATTCCAATAGACAATGACCATGCTTTTCCAACAACAACACGAAATGCGTTATACTATATGGAAAATACCGCTACCGAAAACTATGCGTATGATGTTTTGGAAAATATAACATCTGAAAACTTTCAATTTGTTGCGGATTTTATAAATGATGAGCAAAAAATGAGGTCTTTTGAAGAAATCGTCAAAGATTCCTATTATAATAAAAAGCATGGAGTTTTAGCTTGGGAAGGAACAGTTAAACGCATGAATGAATTAGCTGAATTTGGCATACAGGATTAATTATGTTTCAAAATAACATTTCCGTTGACTATCAAGAAGTTATAGAATTTTTAGCAAAATTCAGCGACAATGTTATTGAACATGCTAATGTTTCTGCTGAATATGCAATGGAATTAGCCCTGTTGTATCTACACGGTAAAATTCCGCCTTACCCTTCGCTATCGCCATCGCAACGCTTAATTAATCCTGACGGAGCGAGTTTTCTTAAAACTGATAAGCAACGCCGTTGGTGGTGGGCAAACCTCAAAGAAGGCAAGATTAAAGGGTGGAGGTTGGACGCTAATGGTAAACCTGAAAAATACGCTACAGCACGTAACGGTAATTTAGGTCGTAGTTTTACCACAAATGTTGAGGTTGATACTGATAATGTCGTAACGGGTGAAATTGGTACTGCGGTAAGTTACGCACCATGGGTTGTTGGCGATAATTATCCTGGCAGTAGTGTTCAGGGTCGTCAGATGTATCAGGCAAAAATCCATGTTGACCGTTGGTGGCAGTTTAATGAGGAAATGGCAAAAGGTATAGATGATGCTGAAAAATTGTTTAATGAGGAATTTTGGGTTGAGTTTAAAAAAGAATGGTTAAGGTAGTGTTGCTTAACCCTTTTCTTTATTTTAATTAACCCTTATAATTCAATTGGAGAAAAAATTATGCAAAAGAAATCAATATTAAAATCGTTTAGTGGAAATTCACTGAAAGCCCTCCCCAACGGTAAAATTGGCGGTTATTTGGTATTGTTTGGCGACCCCGAAAATTGCGATTTGGATGGACAGTATTTTACCAAATCAACCTACTTTGGTCACAACAACGGTAATGGTGCTGAATGTATTTTTAACCATACTCGACCAGTTGACACGCAGGGTTATGATAAACGAACAGCATCTGCGCTAAAATCGCTTTCAACCCGCTTTATGGCTAACCCATTAGAAACACATATAGACGATATCGGACTGTGGGCAGAAATCGTTGCAGATATGTCTGATGAATACGAAAAGGCTATTTATAGGTTAGCCGAGCAAGGAAAATTGAAGTTTTCGGCAGGCTCTGCGCCTCATTTGGTTAAGACTGCTCCTGACGGCTTTATTAAGTCGTTTGTTATAACGGAAGGTAGTTTAACTCCATGGCCAATGGAATACCGTATGTTGCAACATAAGGTTAAACCGCTGAAAAGTTTGAAAGTGAAAAAGGTTAATAAAAAAGGAAAAGTTACTGCAAGAAAATCTCATAATTGGATACGAAATCTCAAAGGTAGTGTGGGTTCAATTCAAATGGTTATAGATGTGCCTGAATTGAAAAATTAATAATTAATATCGCAAAGAGTATAACTAGCGGTAGCTCCCTACGATACTGAGGCGATATTTTATAGCAGTAATGATAACATTCTACTGCTTAATCAACAAAATGTTATGGAATAAGGTTGAAAATAGTGAAAAGAAACAAAAAGGAAGTTTGTTATGGAAACACGATTATTTAATAAAGTGGACGAATTGCTGGGCAGAAAATTTTCCCGCAAAGACGTAAAGTCAATTATCAGTACCATGGGTCTTGATGGTGCGCATTTAGTTGAGCATATTGATGATAGTTTGGATGAAGAAGATGGTCGAAAAGCTATCACTGCCGCTGATATTGCGATTATTTTGCGTGGCATTGGTTACGAAGTGGCGATGCCAGGAATGGCCCAATCCGCTGCTGCCCCTCCTCCTCAACGCCAATTTCAAAACCGTCAAAATATGCAATCTGCACCGCAAAATTCACCCGTTACGCCCCCTCCACCCTTTTCCCCTGACGTAACGCCAAGAGAACCAGAAGATGAATTTTCTATGAAGTCAATTTATCAAACTCGCTTTAATGATAAAACATCTGCTCAAAAAGCGGTATTGAAAGGTGTTATTGGCGATAATTATGCGGAAATTTTGTATAATCAAAAGGTGGCTTTTACCAAGGCTATGCGATATGGGCAAAGTGAATTGTCGCTTAGCGAAGTACGCAGTTTGAAAGCGCAGATTTTCCCGCTTGACCGTATTCACAATGCAGTGGTTGAAGAAGGAATGACAGTTGCCAATATGAAAGCGGTGCAGATTGAAGCCGCTGGTAAACTTGGCGGATTTGCAGTACCTCCTCAATATCAAGGTGACATTTCAAAACGTCTCCCAGGTTTAACTGCAGTAAGAGGTGGTGGAGCAAGAGTTGTAACTCTCCTCAACACTAATTCTGTTGAAATTCCGCAGTGGAAAGGTACTAGCGACCGTTATATTGGCGAATTGCGTGGCACTTGGGGCAGCGAAACAAAAAACCCTGACGAGGATAACTTTGAACTCGAAATGGTACAAGTACCTGCTCATATTTATACTTATAAAATTCCAATGTCATTGTCATTGGTAGAAGACGCCTCTAACCTTGTTTCTATGTTAATGGAAGATATTGTCTCTACTCTTGCTATGGATGAAGATGAAGCGTTTTTGATTGGAACAGGCGTTGGTCGACCTAGTGGTATACTGCCAGGTGGCGATAATGCTTATGGCATTAAGGAAGTGAATTCTGGCGATGCTGCTAATCTTACTGTTGCGGGTATCAAAAAGTTGAAACGTGGTATTGCAAGCCAATATCGCAAAGGCGGCAAATGGGTTGCTAATAGCGATTCTTATGCCATCATGGAAGCATTTACCGCTGGCGCAGGCACAACCAATTGGGCGTTCCCTGACCTTAGCGATGAAGAAATGTTGTTGAAACGTCAAGCGTTGGAAAGTGAGGCAATGGCTGATGTTGCCGCTAATGCCTACCCGTTGCTGTTTGGTGACTTTTCTGGCTATACCATTGTTGAACGTTTAGGTATGTCAATTGAAAGATTCCATGATAGCAATACAGGTATCAATAAAGTGGAATATCACGTAAGGAAACGTACAGGCGGTGCGGTAGAGAAACCTTGGATGTTTGCAGTCCAGAAAGTTTCCGCTTAATAATATTAATTATGAAGTTTAGGGGGAACTTCATTTTACTCGGAGAATTATAATGAAGAATCAAACATTTAATGAAGAAAATTTTATCCAAATGCTTAACGATGAAACTGTGTTGGCAGATGGCGATTTTCCTGCAACTACTCATTATCTCGATACAGCCAAATATGGTCGCTTGGTGTTTATTGTACCGTTAGGTGCGGTTGTTGATGCATTAACCTTCGCGGTTTATCAGGACACCAGCGCAACAAAAACTGCCAATTATAAAGCGGTGGCTGGTGCAACCAAAACTATCGCTGGTACGGATGATAATAAGTTTATTATTATCGAAGTTGACGAATCCATGTTGGACGGCGATAACGATTTCCGCTATGTTACTTTGGCGGTTAGCGGTGTAGCTGGTAACAACTATTCAGCCATGATGTTTATTGGTCGTCATGCAGACAAGCTACCTGTAACGCAGTCCACCACATTACTGGAAGCAGTTGAAGTTTTAGTTGACTAATGTAACACAATGAGTTGCGAGTGGTTGCTAAATGCCATTCGCAACTTTCTAAACAATTATTTGTACAATTATTATTTGAGAGGTTGAAATGAAAGTTACAGTGAAAGTTGCAGGACGTTATAATGGTGTTGACGGTAAGGCTAAAACTTACCGCAAAGGCGATACGCTAAATACCGCTGAATGGTATGCGGAATCGCTAGAGCAATCAGGGTTGGTAGAACAATACAATGGCAACCCTGTTGGAATTATCGACACAAATGTATTGTTGGATTTCTTCAATCAAGCCGAATTGGCAGAATTAATGTCACTGCCTCGTATCAGTAAGGCTATTGCAGAACAAATTATTACTATGCGACCAATAGCACAACTTGGAAAAGTTGAAACAATTAAAGGTATCAGTAAGGCCACTTTGGATAAATTGGTATTGTATTTGATACCTGATAAACCTAACAACATTGACAGTGTTGAAGTTACACCGCAAGATAAATCTTCTTCTGATATTGTTGAGAAGTTGAAACAACAAATTGGCACAACAAAAGAAGTAAAAAAAAAGTAATGCGCAGAGCAGAATTCACTTCTAACCCTTTTTTGTAAAAATTATGTATTACACAACCTTATCGCAAGTAAAATCTGATTTAGGATTGTCGTCTAGTGAAACCACTGACGATGCTTTGCTAACTCGTTGGATACGTTTATCGTCAAAATTCATTGAGTTGTATAAGGGACGTAGGTACGATATAAGAAAAGAAACAATAAATTTCGATACCCCCTTAACCGACATTGGTGATAATGCTTACCTTAACATTGCGTATAATGGCGGTGGTAGCGATTTGGTTGGTAGCGTGTTGAGGGTTTATGAGGATTTGGTGTCAGTTGATGAGTTAACCAATGGTGACGGAGTTGTAATACCGTCCACTGAATATGTGTTGTTGAAACGCCATTTGTATCCTAAATTTGCTATAAAATTGAAACCGTTTAGCGATTATGTGTTTGAGTTGGATGATGATGGAAACCCAGAAGATGCAATAGAGGTAAATGGTTATTGGGGATACGTTAATCCTGCCACCTGTTGGATTGACAGTGGGGACAAAATTACAGGAACGGGTATAAATTCGTCTGACACTGTAATTATCTGCAGTGACGTTTCTGGAGTCGCTGGAGACCTATTAAGTCCTCGCTTTGAAGCGGGGCAAATGATAAAGATTGAAGATGAATTTTTATTTATTACTGAGGTTGACACCGCAACAAACAACTTAACTGTAACTAGAGGTTATAACGGGACAACTGCCGTAGAGCATTTGATCGATACTATTATTTATGTGTTTCGCCCCAACGATATTATTGTTCAAATGGCGACTAGATTGGTGTCGTGGAGGTATCGGCAGAAAGATGTTGATAATTTTGATAAAGTTTTTAACTTTGCCGAAAAATCTATTTCAATACCTTCTGCATTACCAGCAGATGTTCAGGCAATGTTAGGCAGTCGCAAAACGAGGATGTTGTGACCACCGACTACATAACATTGTATGCAAATGCATTGAAAATTGTAGCCGAAAAGGTTGTTGGACTACAATCCGTATTTGACCCTCCTCCGCCAAAAATTGATTCCGCTCAGCTTCCAGCATTATATATATTGACAGGCGGCACAGACTCTGAAGATATTACAGATAACAATTTTATTGTCACGTCTCGTATGTATCGAGTTCAAGTTGCGGTTATGCCGATAGGACAAGGAAACCCTTATAATAGAGAAACTATTGCTAGACCGTTAATTGAAAATGTTAAGAGTGTATTTCGTAAATATCCCAGTTTGAGTGGAGCGCAAGGAGTGCAAGAAATGAAAGTTGTAAAAGACAGTGGTATTGTAATATTGCCAGAATATGGAATGAAATTTATCGGGTTTGAAATAACGCTGAGAATTACTTCTGAAATCTTGCGAGAATACGCGATAGGAGAGTGACACTATGGCGGTAAACTGGATTAGAAACTTAAAAGGTGGAGCAGGGTCAGGTAATTTTGAGCATAGTGGTAGAGAAGGTAAAGTGGGCGGAAGTGCAAATGAAAATAATTACAATGCACAAGAAATTGTTACCAAATGGCACGATACTGTAAAATCACCAAATGATTTATCATTAGACATTTCGTCTATTGGCAGACAAAAGGAACGCTTATTGAAACTTGCAAGTAGTTTAGAAAAACATCCATGGCAACAAATAAATAAGAAAAACAGAAGCGACATATTGGATTTGAGAAAGAAAGATTTATTAGAAGTGGCGTGGGACAAAGAAGGAAATTCATACTACGCTTTACTTGGGACACCTCGTAATAAAGAATTATTTCTAGACGGAAGAGATGAGGAATAACTATGGCTAAATACTTATGTCCAGTGCATCATAAAGAGTTAAAAATTGTAGAACACGAAAGCAAGCCAAACCGCATGTTGGGAATTTGCGTTTGCGATAACATTGCCAATAGCAAATATCGCGGAAAAGCTGTTATGGAATTTGATAAAATTAAAATTAAAAAGAAAGTTTATAATAAAAAGAAAGTTGACGATAAGGAGTAAATTATGTCTACAGTATCAGGAAAGCAACGTTCGGTGGGGTTGCGTAAGGTTCAGGCTTACGTATTGGATTCAAATGGGTGGCCAGCTGGTGCAACTGGGCAAAATCTTTATACGGGTGTTGATTTTGAAGGCGGTCGTGCATTTACTATTAACACCCCTAATCCTCGCGCAATTTCTCATGACGATAACGATATTGTGCAACAAATTGATTATCTACCGAGTTTAGAAGGTGCAACTGGGGAGTTGAGAGTAGGTATTGATAACCAAATAGTTAATGCTGCATTAACAGGCGTAACCGAATACGAATTAGGTGAAGCCAAACTGGTTGACTGGCAAACAAGCAGGCAAGGCAATGAGCCAGACGTAGCTTTGCTTATGTATCAGCAATCGCTTGACACTTCGTTGTCGACCCGTAGATGGCGACTTTTTATCGCAGATGCGGCTAAGGCAATACCCAAGGCTTCCAATTTTACTGGCGAAAAATCCGAAACTGTTTATAATATTGCGTTATCGCCAGCCGAAAACCACGTTTGGGGTACAGCGAGAGCAGACGGCACTGAGGGCAATACCAAAGCCGCATTTTCAACTGGCATGGCTGAAGGCAAGCCTCAACTTGGTTTCGCGCTAGGCAATGGAACTGAAACTGAATTTACTTTTGCAGCTGATGAGCAAGCAACTGCGGTTGGTAAAATAGAATGCTGGGTTGATGGCGTGTTACAATCTACTGGCATTACTGTAGCTGTTACTGGTGTAACTTTTGCTGCTGCTCCTGCCGCTGATGCAAAAATTGCTATTAAATGGGAGTATTAATGAGCAAAAATACTATAATTATTGGTGACCGCTCCATAACAATTCATCGTATGACATTGGCAATGAAATTGCGTGAAAGCGAATTGGTGTTGAACGCAAGCGAAAATCCTGTTGAAGACAAATACCAGCAAGTCGTGCGCCTTGTATTTTATCCTGCTATGGTGGCGTGTTCTACTGGTGACGTACCCAATGAAGATGAATTCCAGAATATGCCAGTTGGTGATATCGAAAAATGGTATGAATTGGTATTTGAGTTGAATCCATCGATATTAGAATCGAAGGATACGAAACAAGATAAAAAAAAATAACAGACACGCTTTACTCTAAACTGGATGGTCTGTTGACTGACACTTCTGCAGACCTTCCAGATGAGGTTGACTTAAGCGAAAAAGAAATTGTTTCGAATTGGCAATTATGGTTAATGTGGAGAGCGTTGGATAAAAAGTTTCTGCCTAGCGAGTTGTTGAAACAAGATTTTAGGCAATTGACGATTTTGCTTACTTTAGACAACTTATTAGAAATTATGATTGAACAGGATAATGATCAGGAAACAATATGACAAGTAATTCTGAAAAGTTGCTAAAAGTTTTGCTTAGCTTTGGGGTTGATAATAATTCCGTTAATGATTCTAAGCGCAAACTTGACGAAATTGAAAAATCTTTAGCTGATATTAGCACAGAAGCATTAGAGGTAGGTTCTGCAATTGAGTTGGGATTGGGAAGAGCATTAGACGAATTAGACGCAAAAACGAAAAAGAATATAGCCTCATTTAACGAATTGAGAACAACTGCTCTTCGCGCAAGTCAATATAGCAGAAGTTTTGCGGTTGCTGGTACGGCAGTGTCGGGAGGGATATTCGCAAGTGCTACAAAATATATAAATAGTTTAGATGATGTTGAAAAAAGACAATCACGATTAGCTCGAAATTGGATAGCTCAAAATAGAGAAATATCTAACAGCTTCAATCGTATTGGTAAGGTTTCTGCAGAAGCGATATTACCTGTATTGGAAAAGGCATCAAAATTAGCAAACAAAACAGCTGATTTTGTAGAAGCGCATCCCGACCTAATTGCATCTGCAATGAATATCGGAATTGTAGTAACTACGCTTGGGACACTTGGAGTAGCATTAAGTAAGGGTGTAGAATTATATGCAGATGTGTCTGCAAAAATTGTATCAACCAATAATCTTTTAGCTGCAAAATTAATGGAAGCAGCAGCAAAAAAGAATTTAGAAGCATCGTTATTGGCGACTAACGCTAATGAAGCAGCAACTATTGTCACTCCCGCTACTGTTGAAACCGTTTTGAAAGAAAAGGCGGCAAGCGCAGCAAAAATAGTTGGTTCTGCATTGGTATTGGCTATTGCAGCATATGTTGGAGCAAAAGGTGGAATAGCGTTAGGCAATGCAATTAATAAAAAGTTGCAAGGTGAAAATTACCAAGAGCAAAATGGTAGTGATGCTTGGCTAACTTTTTTGCGCTCAAATGCAGTTTTAGTTGGCAAAGCAACAATATCGTTAGAAAAATACAATATCGTTACGGAAGAAACTGGCTCGAAAATATGGGAAGCCACAAAGAAGTTTTTGGGTCTAGGCGACGCTGTTGAGGATGCTGGAGATAAAGTCGAAAATTCGCAAACAGATAAAGATTTCAAAAGTATTATGGACAGCTATAATGCTAAATTTTCGGCTATGTTAGTAGAGCAAGCACAAAAAAGAATTGACGTTATTGATGAGTTTAATGCAAATATTAACGAAGCGAATTCTGCATTGGACACAGCATTTGCAAATGCAGCTGAACAATTAAAATCACGCCTTAACTCAATAACTCAAAATTATAATGAAAATGAACTTAGAGCAAATGAAGCGTATAATGAAAATAGAGCTAAAATTGTTCGTTCTAGTGGCGAAAAGATAATTCAGATTGAACGTGATCATCAAGAAGAATTGCGTAAATTACTTCAAAAGCACAATCAAAACGTGTTGAATTTGGTTGATGACCGCGATGCTTTGGGGTTGGTTAAGGAAAATCAACGATATGCGTTAGAAAGAAGCGAAAAAGAACGCGAGACTAACCTCAAGATAGCCAGAGAGAAAGAAAGTATTGCGAAGCAATTGCAAGAACTTGAAAGAGGCGAAAATCTAAGAAGACTTCAAGCTCGCAGAGCGTATGCTCGACAAGTTAAAGATGCTCAAGAACAATATAAAGAAGAAGTTGAGCGAGCCAAAAAAGAACATGAAGCTAGAGTGGCTTTTTTAAACGAACAAAAAACAGCAGAATTAGCAGAATTGGAAGCAGCGCAGCGCAAAGAGCGAAACGCTTTGATAAAGGAACGCAACGCGCAACTTAGTGATTTAAATGTTGCATTGTTAACAGAACGCAAGCTAAAATTAAAATATTATACAGCAATGTTGGAAGACCAGCAATCATTTGTAAACGAAGCATTGCGTGATATGAAATTTAGGGGAATTGATAAGCGAGCTTCTGGCGGATATGTTGGCAGTGGCTTGGTGCAGGTTGGAGAGGAAGGTTACGAATATGTATTGAGTAATGCTACTACACGCCAATTAGAAGCTGCGTTAGGCGGCAAAATCAATCAACAACAATTAGTAAGTCGCTTGCAGCGCAATGTTAATATTACCGACAACCGCAGGTTTGATAGCAGGTTGTCAAGTGAGGATAGGTTGCAAATTAGACAAGATTTCAATAATGATTTAATCGGAGCATTAGCATGAGTAGTGAATTGAAATTGGGTACAACTTTTGCAAATATGACATTATTAACCGATTTGAGTATTATGTTGCCCAAAGTTAATTATGCTCCGTACAGTAAAGTATTAAAATTAGCAGACAATAGCTATAAGGGCATGGGATGGGCTACTGTTTCGTGGCATTGGAATTTTCTGCCATTGGCTCAAAAAATTATATTGGCGACTTACATAAGTGGCGTTAGCGGAACAGTTTACATAAGAACTCGAAAAAATGATGAAAGCTATGACAACTTTATCTGCACCATGGTATTGCCAGTCGGCGAGGAAATTTCTAATAGCAAATCTTTAAGTTACACGATTCAATTTATTAATTTAGAGGTTGCTGTTTCGTGAATATAGTAAAATCGCTAACCTCAACCGAACTAACCTTGTTGCGTACAGATTCGCAAAAATCTAAATTATATTTAGCTAAATGGGAATTTGAGCCTGTTTTTAAAGCATTAGTTAATGGAACCTTCTCAACTCACGATGGAGTAGTCGAAATCCCATTTGATAACGTGTCGCTTGGTTCATATACAGATATTTTAGCAGAGCATGTGGTTTGGATTGGGACAACAGACGGAGCGCACGATATTGGTAAAGCTAGAATACGGAAATCTGCATCATCAAGTGTTTTGTATATTGGAGAAGAAAGTGAGTTGAACTTAACCGATAATCTTTATTTATCAGTTGGCTTCGAGCCTTCTATTTGGGCAAAACATATATATATCTCTGATAGTGAAGAAATTTTTATGGATTATGATGTAGAATACAGCAATCAAAACGAAACTACAGAATCGTTACTAACTGTATCGCCAATTTTATTTCCGCTTTGGTTAGAATCTGGTTCAGTTGATTATCAATTTGTTGTAAATAAAAGTTTTGGCAGTACATTATCCAGTTACGCTTGGAGCGTTACACCAAGCCCAACAGCAAGTTTTGACAGCGCAGCCTCACAAAGCCCCACGCTAACGATAACTGCAACAGGGCAGTATGTTGTAACGTGTACAGCAACTAATACTGATGGAGTTGCAAAAACTGTTTATAGGTTTGTAAAGGTGTTTGATAATATAACTCCTCCTGAAACTGAATTTACGCTGAAAACTTGTTTCGGTGCAGAGCATAATTGGGAATTTGAAATTGAAGATTATGGTACGGGAGTTGAACACCAAAGTTTAATTGTATTGTTTACTAGAGATTGGTACGGAACAATTGAAACGTCAATCGGAACGCAAATTGGCAACGAAGATATTTTGGCAATTGGCTGGGTTGAGGGAGAATCGATTGAGGATAACAAAGAACTTTCAAAACAAAATTTTAAGTGTTATGGAGTTAATTATTGGTTATCAAAACTTCCTGCTTTCCCTCTTGGATATACAAATGTATCCAAATCTCCATCCAGTTGGGTTGAATTTCAAAATTTAACAGTTGATAAGGCATTGTGGTCAGCGTTAAGTTGGCGAACAAACGTCTCGACATTTATAGACATTCACTTAACAAATAGCATTAAGGTAGCACCGACCTTGACAACTGGCTCAAGTGACATATATTCTCAATTAAATTCAATATCATTTGAGGCAATTTTAGCGATAGTCAAATCGAATAGATACAATTCAATATATATACAAATTGATACTCAGTTGTTAACAGATACAGAGAAATCTTCGTTGCCAATTGTATTTCCATTGACAGATATTGATTTTCTAAACGGACTACAAATTACAACTAAATTACTGCCAGAAACATCTCGATTGGAATTATCAGGCATATCATTTGATGGAGATGAAGCTGAACCACTTTTTAGCAGGGCGAATGGAAATATATTTAAGCGATATGGTAGCATTGTAGTACAAGATAGATTATTGTTAGATGACCAAGAGGAAGCAAATTTATTAGCTGGCATATTAATAAATGTATCTAATAATGAATATCCAAAACTTGGAATTCAAATAGCATCAAATTATAAAAATTCAGATATTGCTCCGCAACAATTATGCTTAATAACTTACGCAAATCAAGTTAATTGGAACGCAAAGTTATTTATTCCCAGACGAATTGAACATAATTATCAAGATGGTATATTGCTAACAACAATTGAATTCGAGGCGTTGACATACGAAGGGTTGTCTGTAACCTATGAAAGACCGCAAACTCCCATTGAGAATTTATTGTCGATTCCAGATATTGATACTATTGATATTCCCGCTGATTTTGATATTCCTGATTTTATTCCCGACTCACCATCATTTGACGAATACTGTTTAGCTAGCGCCCCTGAAAACGGCGGTTTTGATTTACATATTGTTGGGGAGCAGAAATCAAATGACTCATCGCAGAAATTAGGTATCTTTGGTTGTCAATTGCGTTCATCTTCTGCAACCTACAAGTCCAAAGTTGTTATTCGCGGAATGTGGTTGAAGTGGGGATTGAATCCAGCGGGCGATTATGAATATATAGAAGATGAGACCGATGATAGTTGGTACGATGTGATTGGAATTGCCGCAGATGGCACAGAATATACCGCCACGAAAGAAGCTATAACGAACACACTTGAACGTGAATTTACATTCAACGGATTAGCGTCAAATACTAAAATTATCGGAATAGGAATTCAACTTGTGCCAGACGGAAGTGCAGCGTTTGAGCCGCCAACGGTTATAACATTAACAAGTAACGTAGATACAGGGTCGGGCGTTTTAGTAGACGAAACAAATGTTATTGTTAATCCATATAATAGCGGTTTGTATGCTTATATAGTTACGCAAGCTCCAGACACCGTAAGAAGAGCCGTACAAACATTAGAGATAGCATTCCCTAGTATGGCAAGCAGATATTTTGATGTTTGGGTAAAATCAGACGCATTAAGTGGATTTGCTTCATCTTCTAAAATAATACTCTATATTAAAGCTAATGGGACATGGACTTGTAATTCTTACTCTTATGATGATAATGAGTTTGGCAAAACATCCATAGAAAGAGATTTGAGTGATTTGCCTATATTTTGCGGTACAACAGAGGACAGTGTTACGGTAACTGGTTTTTTTGGTAACTATTTCGGTTCAACAGCTTGGAAAATGTCTACTCAAATAAATATAAGGATTTCTTCAACTCATAAAATAGATTACACTTGGGTCAAATTATATAATGTTTGCGACAAGGATGCGCTATGAGCAACCTACTAAGAGATGCCTTAAACAAACGGTTTGCCGAACATCCTAAAATACTACCTAAAACGCCCGCGCAAGTCGGAACTAAACAGCACCAAATTGAGACTGGTTTAGCGAATATGATTTGGGTGCGAATAAGCGATGTACCTGTGCGCGTTTATAATAAAATAGCGGTTGTGTTAGACGAATGGGTGTGGGTCGGCGGTACGCAGGATGCGCCGCAATTAGCGCAAGTATTGGGAGAAATTCCATCTAGACCGCGTTCTTTAGAAGATAACAAATCGGCGTACAGAACAGCAAAACATCACAAGAACCACGAATATCCCAATGCCGATACCGTGTGGGTGCAAACTCGCCAATTTATGCCGCTAAGAATTACCGCAATAGGTGGCTTTAATATTGAGATTTTTCCACATATCGTTAATTTTAGCGGTACGATGGTTTATGTTGAAAAACAAGTATTAGATTTGAGCGAATACAGGATATTCGCCGATTATGCTACTAAGGCAAAATATGTACTAATTGAAATACTTCCCACTGGCGTTTTGAATGCGGTGGAAGGGGCAGAAGTTGACTTTAGCGACCTTGCGCTTTCTGATATTCCAACTGCCACAACAGGTAGTATCTCAGACGTTGCAATACAGATTTGGGCTGGTCAAACAGAAATAAAAGAAACACGGGCGCAAAGCGATATTAAAGATTTGCGATTTAGCGGAATATGGCATGATGAAAATAAAAGCGTAGACGGCGGTTCATCATCGTCTGTTTATTTACCCACACAATCAATTGATGGAGGAAATGCCTAATGGCAGACCAAATACAAATACGCAGAGACACCGCCGCAAATTGGACGGCTGAAAATCCAGTATTAGCGCAAGGCGAAATCGGTTTCGAAGAAAATGCGGGCGTTTACGACAAATTCAAAGTCGGCGATGGCTCAACTGTTTGGACTTCCCTCGCTTATTATGCAAGCGGAAGTGGTGGTTCAGGTGACGTTGTTGGCCCATCTAGTGCGGTTGATGAAAACATATCCGTTTTTGATGGAACAACGGGAAAGTTGATAAAAGATAGCGGTATACTTGCGTCCTATATTGACCAAGACGTTAGCGTTGGAGCATCGCCTTCGTTAGACGGTGCGAATTTTACAGGAATTCCCACATCGGGTGTAGAAATAGAAACACTCAATATCACACCAGATAAAACAGTGCAAGATTATCTTAATACTATCCAATCCAGCG